GCCCGGGAATTGATGCCTAGTTGGGGTTGGAAGTCTGAAGCCCAATGGGAATGTCTTGAGTCCTTATGGACCAAGGAGAGTAACTGGCGTCCCGATGCCTATAACAAACAGCCCGTGTATCAAAATGAAAAGAAGTTGAACGCCGGTGGAATCCCACAGATACTCGGACTCAATCCAAAGATTTCAGTCGAAGAGCAGATATATCGAGGATTCGTTTATATCGAATCTCGCTATTCCGACCCATGCTCGGCGTGGCGCTTTTGGAATCGAAATTTTTGGTACTAACCTCGCCGTATGGCGAAAGAAGAACAACATAAAAAACCTTCAGTAATAGACGATGCGCTCGCCGAAATCGGGCGCATCGCCTTTATTGAACCGGCTATCTGTACCGGTTGGGTCCTTGTCTCAGAATGGATGGGAGAGGGCGATAAGGATTACTGGACGCTCACTCTTGCGGACGACCAAAATCCTGATTGGCGACATCAAGGATTGATTCATCATGCGATAAAAACTTGGGAGGATAATGATGATGTCGGACTCAAAGAACCAACCAAGTGATGAAAAAGAAAAAATAGAATTACTCAATGCTTTGATTCGCGAGCGCTTTGGAGAATGGGCTACGAATAAACAGATTCCGGTCAAGCAAAAAGAATCTGAGTAACTAACATGAGTTTCAATTTCGTTGAGGTTGCGCCATGCCGAAATGCCGACCCTTGGTTATTCGACCAATCGAATTTAGATTTAGCACAACCCGGATTGAAATACTGCCAATCATGTATTTTTTGGAATGAATGTGAATCTTTAGTAGACCCTAAGACTCATGCCTACGATGGAATTGTTGGAGGGAAGGTATGGAGAAATGGAAAGATTTTGGCTAAGTTAGACCCTACTTCCCCCAATCGATTAGTAGTAGGAGAGGATTTATTTGATGAAGAAGCCACCACAATTCGAGGGAGCGAGTTGCCACGGGATAGATACGGAGATGTTTTTCCCGTTGGACGGGAAAGGCGGATTTACGGCGGAGAATCTAGTAGCGAGGAAAATTTGTAAATCGTGCGTATGTATTCAAGATTGTCTGACCTATGCGTTACATTACAAAGTCCTTGGAATATGGGGTGGCACAACAATGGAGGAACGCGAAGCGCTAAGAAAAAAACTAAAGATAATTGGACAACCGATAACTAACGAAAGGCACATAGCATGACGACACTTACAATCGCTGGCAATCTTGCGGCTGACCCTGAATTGAAATTTACACCGAATGGCAAAGCCGTCGCATCATTTACCATCATGAGTTCAAAATCGGTCAAGAAGGAAGATGGTACTTGGGAAAATACCGATGTCACCGCATGGTCGGTAAAGTGCTGGAATCGCATGGCAGAAAATGTTTGCGAATCTCTTCGTAAGGGAATGGGCGTAATAGTTCAAGGCACAGCCGCTCAAGTATCTTGGGAAGATAAAACCACCGGACAAAAGCGGAGCAAGATTGAAGTAACCGCGTTCAATGTCGGAGTGGACTTGAAGCGCCATATTGTCAATGTTGTATCGCTTGACCGTAACGCTGAAGGCGATGTCGAAGTCAATTCTTGGGCGCAACCGGGCTGGCAGAAAACACCGGAGGTTGAAGCATTTCCCTTCTAACCCGGGTGTAGTATCATTGGGGTTGAAAATCTCTGAAGGGAGATAGCATGGCTTGGACCGATTACTTTATCGAGAATCTTCCAACTGCGAAGATGCTTGTAACCCCAAACGGTCGTCCATTTATTTCAATGGCGATTGATAAAGGTGAATTTGTCGAAGTGCATCTAACAGAAAGTGCGAATGAACTACCATTCGAAATATCATTCAAGAAGTTTGATGACTTCGACACTCTTATTGAAGAGCGTCCCTACGGTTATACAGGCACAAAAGATTTGGCGAGGAAACTTGCGATGGATGTTGCGATGCTTCGACAGAACTCTTTTGAATTTGTCCTTGACGGAGAATAAAAAGGCAAAATTCGCCTAACGCTATAATCGTGAGGTGTATGATAACTTCGCTCCGAAGGGCGATGTTGTCATGTCTCCTTTGCGGGGCTTTGCTATTCAATCTCATGAATTATTCTTGGAGTTGAAACAGGCGGGCTTCACGGAGAAAGAGGCGCTCGCAATTGTCGTTGGTTTAGCCACTAAAGAGTAGAGGGTAGGATGGCAGAGAAGATACCGTTAGATTTATCCGAATTCGGCTCTACCGGCTTACGGCGTTCCGGCGGTACAGTCTTTGAAGAATTCCTTGTAAACCTTCGCGGTATCCGCGGTGCCAAGGTTTATCGTGAAATGTCCGATAACGACCCAACTATCGGGTCGATGTTATTCGCAATCGAGAAAGTTATTACCCGGCTTGAATGGCGCGTAGACCCATACTCCGATGATTCTGCCGATGGAAGCGTAAGTCCGGAAGATAAAGAAATTGCCGCGTTCGTTGAATCTTGTTTACACGATATGAGCGAATCATGGGATTCGAGTTTATCGCAGATTTTGTCAATGTTGATTTTTGGTTTCTCCTTTCATGAGATTGTTTACAAAGTCCGCTCCGGAGATAACAAAGACCCACGCAAGAAGTCCAAACACAATGATGGTCGTATCGGTTGGCGCAAGATGCCGATTCGCGCTCAAGAGACTTTGTTCCGTTGGATGATTGATGAAGATGGCGGAATCCAAGGAATGATTCAAGTAGACCCATCTAGCGGTGGCATCTATGAAATTCCAATTGAGAAATCTTTATTGTTTAGAACTTCTTCACACAAGAATAACCCTGAAGGTCGTTCCATTCTTCGTAACGCTTACCGCTCTTGGTACTTCAAGCGTCGTATCGAAGAGATTGAGGCTATCGGTGTTGAGCGTGACCTAGCAGGTTTACCGGTCGCCTATGTTCCACCTGAGTTCTTATCCTCGACCGCAACCGCGGAGCAATCAACAGTCCTTACCACTATCAAGGACATCGTTACCTCTATCAAGCGTAATGAGCAAGAAGGCGTCATCATGCCTTCAATGTATGACGACCAAGGGCATAAAGTTTTTGATTTAGTTCTCTAATCATCCGGCGGAAGCCGTCAGTTCGATACCGATAGGATTATTCAGCGTTACGACCAAAGAATCGCAATGTCGATTCTCTCTGACTTCATTCTTCTCGGTTCTGACCGCGTAGGTTCCTATGCGCTTGGAACTTCAAAGATGGATTTGTGGTCGATGGCGGTAGATTCAATCGCAAAGAATATCGCTGAGGTTATGAACCAACATGCGATTCCACGCCTTATGAAACTCAATGGCATGGATGTATCTCGCGCTCCTTATCTAACTTATGGCGAAGTAAGCCATGTGGATTTGAACGAAGTTTCCTCATTCGTTGCTGGATTGGTACAGACCGGCGCGATTGTTCCTGACCCTAAGTTGGAGCAATACTTACGCGACTTGGCTGGATTACCACCTGCCGAACATGATGGACAAAATTTTGGTATGCCTCCTATGCCTGAAGGTGAGATGCCACCGGGAGAGCAAGAGCAGATTCCTCCACAGCCCGAAGCCCCTGAGACATCCGGCGAAGAGAATCTTCCAACAGCACCCGACATCCAAGGAGTTCCTCAGAGTCCACAGGCGGGTTAGCCATGGCGATTCATTTTGCTAAAGCCGAGCGTCCGCGGGCAATTCCGCTAACACCGGAGGAGCAAGCGCTCGCCCGTGAATTGTTCCGTGCTATCAAGAAAGCGACAGACAGAATCTCAATGAAAGAACTTGAGCGCCTTATGTCTCGCCTTGACCCGGCGCTTCTCAATCGACTTATAGCAACAATCACAATTGCTAATCAAAAAGAAGTTAGAGCCGCTCTACTCAATGCGATTGACTTAGGCGGTAATGAAGCAATAAAAGAATTACAACAGATGGCACCAAAATTATCTCTTCCCGCCGCCGCGCTTGCCGAGCCTTCGGCTAGTGAAAAGCCGATGGCGGATATGGATTTTGGTAAACCATTCTCAATGCCTACTCGTCGTGGCGGTAAGGTAAAGATAACCACTTCATTCAATGTCACTAATCCGAATTCACTTAGATACGC